GAAGCATAGCTTGCCCACAATGGAAAAGGAAGCCCTGTCGGGGCTTTTCCTGCCGAAGCAAAGCGACGGCAACCCAGAATCAAAGGATGATTCAAAGTAACAATTAAGTACTGCTCGAGATAGGCTTCACCTGCTAAAGCAGGCTAACCCAGGGGCCAAGAGCAGACCACCGCGGAACTAGTAACTTCACAGTTACTAGCTTGTACCGGGGTGTTGGAACTGTCAAGCCGTGAGGCTGCTTCAGATCCAACGGTGAACCCTGTACGACACCATGGCGATAAGGAAGCTTCCATAGCAGGGCAGGATATTCATCTGCCCTGCGTTCGGAAAACCGCCTGATGAGACAACGTGTGTGAAAACCCTCGACATAGCCGCTAGCGCGGCGTGGCCGAGGACACACCTCATCCAAGTCTCGTAAGAGACCAGTATCACCAACACCATCGGGAATGGAAAACCCACGATAGCGCTGGGGCAACAGGTTGTAAATCGACCTGTAAGCCCACTCAAACCTACCATCCAGACCGTATCCGACTCCGAGGAATCGGAATGCGACCCTTTTAATAGAATTGAGTACATAGAAGAGATCTTCTACGTCAGATATCCTCCTCTTCAGGAAGAAAGGTGTAACATCGCGTCCCAGGAAATAGTGCTTTCCGCACGACTCCCTGAATGGGCCATCCACAAATGTCTTATCGATGTTGGTTTTAAAACCTATAGCATCGAGAAAGGCAATCAAGGGTAGCGCACAGTCAGCGTCGATGACAATGTCATCGCCGTAGACAGAGACAACGCGATCCGATTTCCCGTGCAACTTGAGAATGGCACGCCCTACGGCTAGGAAAATTAAACTTTCTAGCTCGAAGGTATAGCCGTTCCCCATGCTTGAGAACTTCTGCAGGAACGTCTTTTCCCCACATGGAAGTAACGCACGACTAGTACGGGTCATATTCAGAGCAGCCAACCAATCGTCGGGGAGCAGTCTTTCGACAAGCACCCGGGCGATTGAATCAGATGCACTGGACAGATCAATCGTACTAAGTGAACCAGAGATTGACCCTACTCGGGCAAGCTCCTGATTCACCGTCTGATCGTTCAGATTACAACCTGAACGACGGAGACGTGATCGTATTAGGGCACCGATCCCCTTCTGAAAATACATATTCCAGAGAGGCTCGATAGCTATAGTCCGATCACCACGTGCGTCTTTCGGCACGGTAGTTACCTTGCTCGCGTCAACCAAATTAACGGTTGGACGCTCCCCGTACGCCTGTTTCCAGGTGTCCGAGAACCCGCACATTGTGCGGACTAACGCAAGGCATTCCCCTGTCACTGTTGGCGTAGATTCGCCAAACTTGTACCATGGATGACCACGTTCCCGAGGCAGCCCAACGGCCGCCCCAGGTCCATGAGCAAAGAACGGAAGGCACGCATCCCAGTCGAAATGACCTAAAATGCGTTTCACCTCGCCCCCAGCGGTCTCAAAAACAGACCGCTCGGAGAAAGATAACCCCATGCCAGAACGCGACAGCTTTGCGTTCATAGCACGACAGCGATCCTCCGAAAGGAGGAATTTCTCCAGTGCTACAGACTGTAGATTTATACCAGTCCGCAACAGCGGGTACTTTCTCAAAAGGTGCTGACACTGGTAAGCCAAGAAGAACTCGCGCCAGTCGGAAAACCCAGAAGGGTTCACGACCATCGAAAGTATCTTCTTATGCTCACCAAGCTCATACATCCTTTTAAGCCGCTTTCCGTATCGCCCTAGCCCTAATAGGATCAGAGGGACGATATCCTCAGTTACAGACCAGCGACAATGTTTCGTTGAAGTCACGGAGATTCTCCTAATGACAAAGCATCAACCCGGGGAATACAATCCCGGGAAACGGGTGGGTCTTACGACCAGGAACCCTCAGGACCGCTAACGCTGCTGTCAAAGACAGAAAGCGCAACGAGAGCCTGGATGCGATCAACGAAGTCCTGCCTTTCAGTAGAACTGAAATTCGACGGAATATCGATAACGATATCCGCCTTACCCGTACCTAATGTAGCACCGGTACAGGAGCAGGCAGTGTCACTGGTTGCAAGCTTCGGAATCGAAACCACCCATCGCGTACGGGTATTCCCGTTCGCAAGTGGACCCCTAACACTTTCAGTAACGATGCTAACCGCACCGCCAAACGTAGTGTCACCGGCTAGTGCCCACGTGGAGATACCCTGTTGGGTACCGCGTGGGGTATAGACCTTGGTATTCAGAGTCATTGAACTCTGTGCAGGCATGGATTTCTCCGTAAGTTGCTTTCAGTTATATCCTACTTAGATCTTCTTAAAGTAGGACGAAACGCCTGTGCGAGCAACGCAATAGCGTTTGCCGCATGGACGGCTGACATGGGGTTCTTAACGTAGATCCCCGGGAACGGCGTGGAAGTCAAACAAGAGCGATCAGTATAAAAGCCACCCCCCTCCCAAATTGGAGGCATTCTGGGGTCGAGCTTATAATCGCCACCACTTGACTCACTGACGGTTACGCGAGAACCTTTAAACGAAATACCAGAAAACTTCGTCACAGAACCTGTGATAAAAGTTAATCCGGCATCGCCCGTCAAGGCGGACAGCCAAGGGCCAATCGGGACAACCCAATCGACCACGAAGCTGTACTTCGTCACCTCCCAAACTATCTCCGCAGGGCTGAGAAGCCCTAACGATGACAGTTCATGTAGCGTGGGATTAGTTACCTTATAGGCTAACGAACACCGCGCAAACTGTTTCTCTTCGAACGTAGCCTCCGACGAAAAGCCGTAGGCAGGTGTATCAACACGTATGGTACGGGGTTCTAAAGATTTCTGAACACCGTGCACAGTGATGATAGGGATTTCCCGGCGCGCCGTCTTATACATATGACGAATCGCACCCACTATGTCCTGAAGAGCGGGATTCCAACCATACTGGAGCTCCAACCAAGAGTTTGGGATTAAGCACCACTTGTCTCTCGCGAGATCGCCAAGTTGAGTAGCAGTAACCTTGCGCCAATCCTTGGGATATTTCACCCTGAAATTGGTCACCTGGTCAGCTATCTTCGTGACGCGTGATACAACCATATCGGAAGTTTTATGAAACTCCGCGATGAAGTTACCAAGATGAACATCTTGTTCCTTCAACTTGTTTAGAGCCTTGACCGTCGCAGCATTCACCATGTTGTTAGATGGCAAATTAGGCAAGGGAGGATAATCCTCCGTATAACTTGCCCAGAACCCAGCAGATGTGGGGTACCACGTGTACAGCTCAGTGCCGACTTTAAACGTTACAGTCTGTGTTCCAGGACTGTACAGCTTCCAGTCGACCTTGCGATGTGCCCATGGCCTACACATTTTGAACTGCTTAACTCGGTCAGCGTTTCCGCTGGCGGGTCGTATGTCAACATTGCGAGTAACGGGACCATGTACAGGCATACAGTAATTCCCCCAAAAAGTAATAGGAGGAGGCTGATTCCGATACATGTCACCACAAGAAGTGGCGAAAGAGGTCTCGTTTACATTCTTCGCAGGAGTTGTCATAGGATTCACAGTGACGTAGGTTGAGGTTCTGATAGAGCCACCCGTAGGGGTG